CTTAGGTTACCTATCTTACGATATGGGGACCAAACCCTAGACAAGACTCATTAGTCGGCGTATTGTCTAAAACCTATAGTGGGAATTAATGACCCCCGAGTTCACTTGAGAATTCTTGTTGGACAGCTATTTGGTTGAAGCCTTACCAACCGATGTACTTAGTGTACCGCCTCTGCCTGCGGCGAATAATACATGTTTAAAGTACGTAAGTAAGTTCATCCTCTTAATTGAGTGGTGGAGCAAAGCTTTTGTGTCGAAGCACAATTGGATTACCAATTTTGCGGGCCTCTCGCGAATTGGTTCCTCTGTGCTTGTCGCTTTCAATTTTATGAAAATGTCAAGCCAAGGAACTTCTGTCGCGTGTAATAATAGTAACGTAAATAATAATAGAGAGGTTTACGTTAGCTCTACGGAGAAATTCTACTCTTCTATCACCGTCCCTCAGTCTGAGATTCTTAATTCTAAACAAACTCGCCATATTAAGTTTGCCAAAAACAAGCGAGCTCGTAGACAGGAGAAGTTGAAGAATATGAGGAAGAATGGAAATCAAAGTAATGTACCAAAGAGTGATCTTAAAAAGAGTCCTCTTTTACAGCCTAAAATTGATTACGTTCACCAATCCCTAGTTGAAAAGTTGTACCCTGCTAGCATTATTGATTTAGCCAAGGATAAACTTGTGGCAATGAAAGCTGAAGCTCACACGTCCAAACTTATGGAAGTATTGGAAGTTGTTGGAGCATTGGCTATTACTTTGCCTGCCTTACAAACTCCAGCTCAAGTCGCAGCTCAGATTGTTTTATCACTCCGAGCTCTGACGACTGGAAGTCTTTGTGATCAAATTCTTGCTCAAGATGACACTATCAGATGGTGCAAGGATTTGTTCGGATATAATATTTTCGAACAACAATCATCTATTTTCGGAGAAAATATGTCTACTGGTGTAGAATGGTTAAGAAAAGTTCCAGATCTTCGTGAGAACTGGGATTCTGTTCGAAATGCTCCTGTATTCGGAAAGATCTCAGCCTTGATTTCAGTGGCGGCATCTGTCGGATTATGTTCAGTTACCAACCTTAAATGGTCTGTACAAGGAGTCGATCTTTTCCGCGTCGGTACCGTACCGAAGCATAGTACTGCTATTGATTTAGTTGGTGCAGTTCTTGATACTGTTGTATATTTTATCGAAGGTGGGTATGAATGTTTTAAACAAAGATCTTTTAGCCCCCTATTTTTCACTAATGATGATAGTAGGATGCTAGATGAATTATATTTTCCTTTATTGGAATTACATGAACATGCTATGGTTTTTAACTTACATCAGAAAAGAGTTACCATAAAAGGGGAACTTAAAACTATTAGAGATATTGAATATAGCCAATTATTAGATGAAGCTATAGAATTATCTGAGAGATTGTTTAAGTCTGCCAAAGGTACGTGGCAACAAGGATATTTAGAAAAACGTATTGATGTCCTTCGAAAGAATCGTGCTGCTTATCAAGCTAAGCGAATTGACGGATCTATGCGTTTTGCACCTTTCACTGTATATATTTGGGGAGAATCTGGGTGTGGTAAATCCACTATTGCTCAAATTGCGATGGTTGATTGTTTATCAGCCTCAGGTACAGATCCCAGTACTAAAAATACTGCTGTTATTAAGGAATCCGACAAATATGATTCTACTTTAAAAGGTCATACAACAGGAATCTTTTTTGACGATCTTGGAAATACCAAATCCGATTTTTTGGATAGATCACCTACCGAACGTATCATTGATATTAATAACAATATGATCACTTATGCTAATAAGGCTGATTTACATGAAAAAGGCAAAATTGAAATTAGGCCTCGTATGTTTGTAATCACTTCAAATGCTCCTTTGGCAACTCATGCTAATACTGGATCAATTTGTCCATTTTCTATTGTTCGTCGTGCTGACGTACATATAGAAGTGGAAGTTAAGGATGAATTTGCATTTCGAGATGGACGTCTCAATAGTGCTAAGGCATTTGATGCTTTTCCCGGAGATTCATTGGTTACTGACGTTTGGAATTTACAACTTTATACACCTATGCATAAAGATAAAGGCGGAGATAGTTCTCACTTACGTCACATTGATGGTCTTACGGAACATAGATCTAGAAGTATTCTAGAAACTTTGCGTATTTTAACTACTAAATGCAAAAAACATTTCGAAAATCAGCGTCGTCTTATTTCGAAATCAGAAGGTCTTGTAGCTTCACGTAAATATTGTAAGACATGTTATTTAGCTCATGATTTATGTGAATGCGAACCTATTGCTGAAGATGAACTGGAAATTTCCGTATCTGATGCTTCTGATGTAGATGACGATGATTTGGAATTCGCATCTGATGAAGAAGGTGAACAACAAGCGTCTTTAGAAGAATCCTTTGATTTTATCAAGGATCAATTCGAATCCATGGGCGCACATGTTTCCAATTTTGTTGGAAAATTCCCGACCTGGTTATATACTAATAGATTAGTTTCAAGAGCTTACGTGCTTTGTAACGCTCGCAGATTTCTAACTTTTGAGAAAAAGGCCAGAAGAGGAGTTAGTTTTTCCACGTTATTATTTTTGATAGCTTGCAGCAGAAAAAGAAAAACAAACACACTCATGTGTGGAGGAATCGTTTTGAGTTCTCACGCATTGGTATATGGTGGATTGTTGGCTAAATGGAGAAATGATCGTATGAATGAATTATTGTCTCGTAGAGATGCCACAATTGATGTTTTCAGATCTATCAGAGAAAGTAAAACTAAAGCATTTGTTAAGATGTGTGCTATTGCTGGGATTATTTACAAATTCACTGGTATTTTCCGTACTGCTGTTGCTTTACAGCAATCTGCTCTTGTTCCTGAAAATGTAGAGGAAATTGAGAAGAGAGATGCTGAGGCAAATCCTTGGGCAACTGCTGTTGCAGCTGAACTTCACGTTACTGACAAATCTGCTACTATGACATTTGATCAAATATTGAGCAAAGTGGAAGCTAATTTATGCCACGGAGTATTTGTTGAAAACGGATTCCAACAGAAATGTGATGTTTTAGCCCTTGGAGGTAATACATTTATGATGCCTTTGCATGTGTTCAAAAATCGTAAAGATATGAGAGCATTATTAACACGTAAAGATCCATCTGAATTAAACTCAACATTTAAGGTAATAGTCAGCACTAACTATATGATTCCTATCCCAGGAAAGGATTTGTGTTTAGTTAATATCGCTTCTGGTGGTGTATTTGCTGATATTCGCCACTTGTTTCCAGATAAAATTACAGCTTCTGGTTCTGGTCACTTTCTATATAAGAATGGTGACGGTTCCATGAGGTCAGATTCTATTCATATTACTTATACTAAGGATTCTAAGTCTGGCGGTGCAGGTTTTGATTATGAGTTACCCTACAACACTTTTACAGGACTATGCATGGGTGTTGTAGTTGCCAATTTCGCGCGAAAATGCATAGGAGGTGTTCACTTGCGTGGTATTCCAGATTCTCCTAAAGGAAAAGCTTTAACAGTTACTCAAAAAGAGATTCAGGATGTTTGGGATCAAGCACATAAGACGTGGAAAGGTGCTTTTCCATCTACAGTGAATGGAGATTTCCCTACAACTCGTTATGAAAGACAAGTTTTAGTTACTCAAGATATACATGAGAAGTCACCTGTTAATTATTTACCAGTCGGTAGTAATGTCGAATACTTGGGACAAGATGGCAGGAGAGTTACCCATACTAAGAGTAAAGTGAGGAAAACTCCCATCTCAGATACCGTTGCTGAAGTTACAGGAGTTGAGAACCAACATGGTGCTCCTAAGTTTCACAGAACTAGAATGTGGCAAGCATCTCTAGCTCATTCAGCCAATCCTAGTGCGGGGATTGAAGGTAGTCTCATTGAAGCAGCATATAAGGACTACGTTGATGGTCTTATCTCTGTTTTCAAGTGTGACAAATTTAAATTGTGGGTTCTATCAGAACTTGCTCCTATGACTGACATGGAAATTTTGTGTGGTAAAGATGGCAAGCGGTTTATTGATGCTATGCCAAAAGGAACTTCCAAAGGTTATCCATTGTCTGGACCCAAGCGAGAAATGATTGAATTATTGGATCCGTTGGACTACCCGGATTTCCAATGTCCAGCTAAAGCTCACCCTATGATTGTTGATGAAATGAGAAAGATGGAAAAAATTTTACTTTCGGGTAAGCGTTGCTATTCTATTTTCAAAGCATGTGTCAAGGATGAACCTACCAAGTTAACTAAAGATAAGGTTAGAGTCTTTCAAGCTGCAGATTGGGCCACTCAAATGTTGGTTCGTAAATATTTTCTACCTCTTGCTCGTATTTTATCACTATTTCCACTCGATTCTGAGTGTGCAGTAGGAGTGAATGCACAAGGCCCTGAATGGGATCAATTGGCAAATCACATGAAGAAACATGGAGCAGATCGTATTTTGGCAGGAGATTATAGTAAATATGATCTTCGTATGCCTGCACAACTTATTAACGCTGCTTTTGCTGTTCTAATTGAGATTGCAGAAAAATGTGGGAGATACACTGAAGATGATTTAATTATTATGCGTGGTATTGCAACTGAAGTTGCGTATTCCTGTGTAGCTTACAATGGAGATATTATTATCCATAAGGGATCCAATCCTTCTGGACAAAATTTGACTGTTTACATTAATAGTATTGTTAACTCCTTGCAATTAAGATGTGCTTACTTCCACCTTTGGCCATCACACCTAGGTAAGCCGAAACCTTTTCGTGAGATTTGTGCTATTATGACCTATGGTGATGACGTTAAGGGTTCCGTGAAGAAAGGCTATGACTGGTTTAACCACATATCATGTGCCGAATTTTTTAGGGTACGTGACATGGTTTTCACCATGCCAGATAAAGAATCTGAACCTACTCCATATATGAATGATCTCGAAGCTGATTTTTTAAAGCGTGAGAATAAATTCAATGCGGATACTGGTATGATTCATGGAGCTTTGGCTGAAGAATCTATTTTCAAATGTCTCCACAACGTCCTTGAATCCAAAGTTGATTCTTTGGAAGATCAATCTGCCAAAAACATTGATGTTGCTTTACGTGAATGGTGGCAACACGGCAAAGAAGTTTACGAATTGCGCAGAAAGCAAATGAAGGAAGTTGCATTCAAATGTGGAATTACAGGTTCTTGCAAAATGTTGACTAATTCTTATGAAGACAGGCTCAAATATTTCGAGATTAGATATCTTGGACGTGAGCCCGATGTAGTTGATGAGATCGCAGACGAAGATGCATTTGTTTATGCTGTAGGCGATGAGTGGGACTTCTTAGAATAACTTCTAAAAACGCCTTGGAGAGGCGTAAAACCTATCCACTCCGGAACTATCCGTAGTATAAGTTTAAAATAGTTGTGTATATATGGATACTACATATTTTATGATTTACATGTTTGTATATTTTATGGAAGCTTTGTACATATAGACATCCTACCCTTAGGATACCGGTATTTACCGGGGGTTTCGTCAGCCAGGGAAACATTGTCGCACACAGGAGCAGCGGGTACTGCCTTGATGTGTTGTATATATTAAATATTACCTACTTCAATTAATAATAATAATACAAATAGTCTTGGGGCTGACTCAAATAGTCCTAATGCTGGTGCTTATAGTGTCTCAAAAGCACCTCAGCACATATCAACACAAAATGTACATTTTGTCGATGGAGACACACCATGGTCTTACGACATTTCATCATCACCAGATGTCACTACCCAACTCGCAGGATTTAGCGATGCAGAACTCGGTTCCTTCCTCGGTCGTCCTATCAAGATCAAGGAATTTCAATGGATTCCGGAAAGTTCTAGGTTGTTTGAGGTTTTTAATCCGTGGACTGAGTTTTTTAGTAATGCTGATGTTTTACAGAAAATAAACAGGTATCGTAACTTACGTTGTAATCTCAGAATGAAGATGCTTATTAATGGTAATTCTTTTTATTATGGACGAGCTTTGGTCTCTTATAATCCATATCTTACCAGAGATACAGTGACTCTCAACCGTGCATTTTTTGAACAAGATTTGGTTGGGGCTTCTCAAAAGCCTCATTTTATGCTTGATCCTACGACGTCACAAGGTGGTGAAATGTTGTTGCCTTTTTTATGGCCTGAGAACTTTCTTGATATTACTCAAATTAATTGGACTGATGATATGGGTCGAGTCACTATCCATGATTTTGACATTTTGCGTCATGCCAATGGTGGTACGGATCCCATTACAGTTACGGTTTTTGTCTGGGCTGAAGATGTTACTCTCTCCGTTCCTACAACCGCCCAGGTTCAGTCTGGTACAGCAGATAGAGAATTGGATGATTTTGGATTTCCTACTTATGTTGAACAAGCAGGTGGGAAGAAGAATAAACGCCCTACAAAGAAGATCAATAATACCAGAACAAATGATGAATTTGTGAAAGATGGTTTAATAAGCAAACCTGCTTCTGCAGTTGCCAATGCAGCCAATGCTCTTTCTATGATTCCAGTCATTGCGCCTTATGCAAAAGCTACCGCTATGGTTGCCACCCGCATTGGTCAAGTGGCTAAGCTTTTTGGTTATTCTCGTCCACAAGTACTTGAGGATACTAAACCGTATGTTCCTAGGTATATGGGTAATTTGTCTAACACTGACACTTCTGAGCCTCTTATCAAGTTGTCTACTGATTCTAAGAATGAGCTTACTATTGATACGAGAGTTATGGGGCTTGGTGGAGAGGATGAACTTGCTATTTCAGCAATTGCTCAACGACCTTCCTTTTGGCAACAATTTGATTGGCCGGAATCTGCCACTACAGACACTCTTTTAGCGTCTATGTTGGTTACTCCCTCATTAGTTAGGAAACTTTCGGCTGAACCTGTCACTGAAATTCATCCTACTGCTCTTGCTTTCGCTTCGAATCCTTTTGAAGCATGGCAAGGCTCAATCAAATTTAGGTTTAATGTTATTTGTTCCGAGTATCATAGAGGACGTTTAAGAATTGTTTATAATCCACGTGCTAATAACTCTGGGCCTGTCGCTTATAACCAAGTATATTCTACTACTATTGATATTTCAGAGGATAGAGATTTTGAATATGAGGTTAAGTGGGCTGACGTTAGGGCTTGGAATTATGTGCTTGGAGCAGACGATACTTCTTCTGCTTTTTCTATTCCTACTTTCAGTACAGTTGCCAATGTTGATGCTGGTTTTCCATTTGATAACGGTAGTCTTAGTGTTTACGTCGTTAATGAACTTGCAACTCCAAGCACTTCCAATGCTGTAGTCAAAGTACAAGTGTGGGTTAGCGGCGGTGAAGACATTGCCTTTGCTGTTCCAACCGTAAAAGGTTTGAATAATGTTTCTTATTTTCAACAGCAAAGTGACATCGCACCATATGTTGCACAGTCAGAACAAGCACCTGACGCACTCGCCACGAGTGTTGATGAATCTAATGCTCCTGATTGCTCTAATGAGATTCAAGCTTTCGGATCTTATACGGATTTAGTCAAAGACGATAATCAATACCTTGTATATCAGGGTGAAAGGATAGTGAGTTTTCGTGATTTGTTGCGAAGATACCATTACCATTCATCTTATTGGCCTGCAGAATATGGCGCAGGCTTTCGAATGGTTTCGATTGATCTTACAGACTTTCCGTATTATAGAGGATGGGATCCATCCGGTGACGATCGTGCTATGCCATTCACTGGAGGAAATGCTCCATACAGTTATTGTAATACAACTTTGTTGAATTACCTTACACCTGCATTTGCTATGCGTAGGGGAGGGTTGCGACATAAAGCAATAATCGCTAACAAAAACTCAAGCGGTCTTTGTGGATCGTTTGGTGTTGCTAGACATACTTTCGGAGGAACTAGTAATCAGGTGAGTTTTGAACCACTCGATGGTACCAGTGTTGGGTCTCGGCGAAAATCAATGCTGCGAACTTTACGCGGTTCCTTGGGAGGAACTGCACTTACACCAGTTTGTAATAATCCATGTTTGGAATACGAAACTCCTTTTTATACCGCAGGACAAAGATTTGTTCCTGCCAGAGATCTTAATTATTATGCCGGGAATCATTTGGGTCATGAATTAACAACTGAAGTTAAAGGATCAGATAATGTTGTTCTTAAGCGAATTGATAAGTACATTTCTACAGCGGAAGACTTTCAATTGGGACTCTTTGTTGGAGCTCCTGTGTATTACGTATACGTTGATCCTTTTCCAGCTTAGATCTTTTTGGGTTCGATCATGGCTATTTATATACAATTTTTATATATATTGTATATGGGATAGACGACAGTCTATAAAATGTCGCAAGAGGCTTTCTCACGGGGAGAAAGTCAGGATACTGCTCGGCGGCCGAGCAGGGGTATGAATACCTATTCATTCCTGGATGAGATGTTTTTACATCTTACGTTGTGCTATTTGTAGCTCAAAGGTTTTATATACAAAACCCTAGTAAGATGTTATCATCTTGCCTGGGTTTTGGATTTTACTTTGGGTCGCAAATTTCTATAGCGTATGTCCAAAATTGTATATTTTAGACGTGTAGTGTTCTTTTAGGGTTGATAACTCCCTGCGTGACTACACGACTGAATTTGG